CAATCGTGGAGTTCAGTAAGGACATCCTGGAACTGGGACAACGCTGGGAAAGGGCGGACGGAAAAGTGGTGACTGTTATGGAGATTGGCAATCATGATGCCCTCATCGGTTCTATTTGGTATAACTACCGTGACGGTGGCAAAAGCAACATTCATGGCGGTCACCCACACCTTGAGCTGCTCAGGCTCCTGCCAGATGAAGAGGAAGTCACCGAAGCTCCGGCCGACAAAACCGAAGACGATGCTGCTCCCATTGAGGACGATGCTGCTCCTGTTGAGCAGGAATCAGAAGCTATCGAGCAAGAAGTGACTGTTGTCAGTAGCCTTAACAGCATCATACATAATTATCCAGAATTAGGTTCTGCAGCGGTGCGAATCAAAGGGCTGCAAATTGAAGTGGACTTTGACGAGCGGTACCTATCCATCAAAGACAATCTCAACTCCCATCCCGATGTCCCTTTTCCTGATCTCTGATACGCATTTTGGCCACGTTAAGTCTTGCTCCTTTGTTGACGCCAATGGCAGCAAGACTCGCCCATGGGATACCGTAGAAGCCATGGATGAAGCCATGGTGGAGCGGTGGAATGCAGTGGTTAAGCCGCAAGATACTGTGTACCACCTAGGCGACGTGGCCATTCCTAGGCAGTCTCTCAAAATCCTTGGCCGTCTCAATGGAAAGAAAGCATTGATTCGTGGCAACCACGACATCTTTAAGCTCTCTGACTACACAGAGTTTTTCTGTGACATTCGGGGAGCTTTCGTCAACAACGATCGCTTCCTGTTTTCTCATATTCCTTGCCATCGTGGCTCTGTAGAACGGTATCGTGGCAACATTCATGGCCACTTGCATACAGGACGCATCACGCTACCTGACGGCACCATTGACCCGCTCTACTATTCCGTTTGCGTGGAACACACCAATTTCGCGCCCATTGCCTGGGAAGTCGTGAAAGCCAAAATGAAATCCCTCCAGTCAGAGTCGAACTGACACTATGCGCCTTTTAAGGGCGCTGCCTCTTCCGGTTGGGCTATGGAGGGGAAAGTTGTTCGGTCCAATATACTGCCGCTCCAGCAGCCAATAGGCGTCGATTTAACCTGATTGCTTCCTTTGCTGGCAGGCAAGCCTCATAACGCTTGCCTTGTAGCGAATAACAAAGCCGAACCATCAGCAGTCGTAAATGCGACATTCGACCATGCTGGGATCTTCGCTGCACTTCCTGTCCCAGAACAAGTCCCTATCGTTTTCCTCCATCGCCTGATGGTATTCCGCAAGACATTGCGAATACTGGCTGGTCAAATAAAAGGACGGGTTGCCACTATCCACGTCATCACAGGCATCATAAGCAGCATCAACAAGCTCAAGCCAGGCTGCTTCTGCTTTTTCGCTGAGAATCTGGGCCATGGAAAGCGGCGAGTCGTTCTGCCGTAGTCTAGCCTGCTTCTGGAGCCTGACGCCGCGCTTCTCTTTCAGCTTTTCGTAACTTTGGCAGGAGCTTAGGTTCATAGAAATGATCCGCTGCCAGTAGTTGCAATGCGGTTTGCTTGTCGGCATCAAGCAATGCCAGCAAGAAAGTGATTTCTTTTGCCTCTAAGTCAACAAGCACCTTACCATGGAAAACTATTGCCATACTAATGGCATTAACGAACCAAGGAATTGATCCAGTCAATGTCATCACCTTCTGATGCCACCATAATGGCAGCAGCCAATGCAAAGGGAAAGTCATCCACGTTTGCTTCTTTACCACCAGTCACTGTCCATTGTCCTGATTGTCGATACACCACGCTAAGGTTCTTGATCTGCTTAATTGCCACTTCATGCGGGTAGAGGCTAATCAGGCCAGCATTAAACAACTGCCGCATCTTACTAAAAGCCTTCATCTTGGTGGAAACACTCCACGTCAATTCACTAATTGGAAAACCCTCGGCAAGTGTTTGGATGGTGGAAGCACTATTGAACTGGTCAAGGACAATCTCCTTAAAGCCGTAAGCCTTATGGTGTTCCACAATCCATTGCTCCACGCCTTTGATGTTGACTTCCTTCTTGCCATTGATCTCAAAGTCAGCATCAAAAGAATGGAACTTGTCTACGATTAGCATTTCGCCTTCGTAGTGGACAATGGCAGCAGTGTAGTTATCGCGGCCAACACCACCTTTCGCTGGGTCTAGGGCCAGGTAGTAAGTGCCTTGGAAGTCGCGTTGTGGCAATAGGATGCCACGCTTTTTGTCCACTGAAGCCTCCACCACTTCTGGTGCCAGCAAGGCTGATAGATTTTTGGAGAATTGGGCGCCATATTCCACCCAGAACTTTTCCGGGTCACGCTTCAGTTCTGCTTCTAGGAAGTTACAGCCCCACGGCAAGTTGGGATTGATCTCCCATGTTGGGATGTTAATGGCCTGCATGAACTTGTATTCACCACTTTGCGCTTCGCAGTAGTGCTCATAAAACAAGCCATCTGTAAGCCATGGTGAAGAAAGCTCTAGGATTCGCCCATCGCCACCAAACTGAGCAATGGAGGGGGACAGAGCAGTGTAGATGGCCTTTGCACCACGGTTAGCATCGCCTTCAATACTGAACGCAAGTTCGTCCATGATGACCATGACCACGGCCTTACCACGTGATGCACGGGCTGATGCTGGAATTGCCTGGAATACACAACCGTTGCTGATTTCAATTTCAGTGGCAGTTTCCCTGGTGATTTCCTTGGCAAACTGACTGTCAATGAGAAGTTGGCGAATGTTGTTTAGGGCCAGTTTTGCCTGGGACTGGTCATTAGCAATGGTAACAACATACCACTTCTCCTTTTTTCTGACCTTGCGCCTATAGCGTTCTTCCAGGACAAAGCAGACATAGAGAGCCGCCACTGCAGCAAGCAGAGTTTTGCCACTATTGTGATTGCAGATGCCATTGCCAATAAAAGCATTCGTACTGGGCACGTGCAGATCAAATACTTGATGCAGCCCGTTTTCGTGATTACCAATCACCGACACTAGTTCTTGCCCATTGCCCTTTTCCTCGGAAACAGCAAAAACCAGATCACCAGTCTTTATATGCTGTAGTTCTTTCCACTCTGCCCCATCGTCCCCCATGACCATAATGGGATGCTCTGGAGTACCAGCAATACACAAGCCATTAGCTAGTGTAATTCTTCGGGTTGGCTCTATCTCCCCAACGTGTACAAGCTCTGCAGAGGCATAACTGCCATCCAGTTGAGCCACTTGCGCAGAGCATGTTCGCCATTCGCTTCCGTCTTCTAGCGTCACCATCTCCCCACGTTCCGCCAATTCTGCAATTTTCACATCCCCATGGTCTGTGGAAATAAGCGTGTCTCCAGTGACACAGCGACGCCCAAGAGCCCAAACACCATGCGTTTTGGTGCCATTGAAGTATTCGTCAACAATCTCCTTTTGCTTATCCCATAGGGTTAGGCCTAAGGCGTATTCAGCAAACTGCGAGCACTTGAGCATTGTCAAAATGTGTCATTGGTAGAAGGACAGATTGTGGCACAAAATAGGCTTTACGACCTCGGGCTGGATCAAGAATGTATTGTGGCTGCATAATTTTTTCGCCACTAATCCACCCATGAATGAACAACTGCGCGGGATTCATCCAAGTAACCAAAATATAGCGCTTGCCTGGCTTGTCGGAAAGTTGCACGATTAGGTCACGATCATGACCTTTGCGCGTTTTAACGTCAATATCTGGCGGCAGATCAATAGAGCCACGCTTGGCTTCAGTTTCTTGGTAGAGGAAGTCTTTTAGCCCTAGGTGCTTTGCGACTGCCATTTCGCCCATGGCGCCCATGACGTGCATTTCAATGGCTTTGTCGCCAACTCTGGCCCCACCATTCCTTCCCCATAGCCCCTTGGCTTCGTTCGTGCTTTGGCGGCGATGGGCCTCTGCGATGGCCGTAGATTTTTCGTCTTCGGTCAGGATGACTTGCAGGGCCATAAAAACGGCGTAACCGCCAATATCATAACGGGAATTAGAGTGGGGGAAACAAACCAACAATATGACCACACTAAGCGCAGGTAATAGTGGCCCCATTGTGCCCCTTGGCCACTTTGATGGCGATGGCTACAGGGCCGATGGTCTCGCCAATGTTTTCACTGGCATGGGCACCAGTCGAGATAAATCGCAAGCCACTGTCACTCAGCCCATTGTCTTTTTGACGCAAGAAGAACTAGAAGGGCTCTATGGAGAGTGGATTCCACGTCGAGTGGTGGACATTGTGCCCGACCAGTCCACACGCAAAGGTTTTCGCATCCTGTTTGGTGGCGATGGCGAGAAGGCCGAAGAGGTGGTGGGAATGGAGCAAGTCATTGAAGACTTGATGATCCTGGAGCACTTTAACCTTGCCAGCAAGAATGAAAGACTGTATGGCGGGGCAGCAATTCTGCTCTACATCAATGATGGGCGGCCTGCTGACCAGCCTGTCAACAAGAACGGCATTATTGAAGTGGAAGGCATGGAAGTGCTTGACCGCTATCAAATCGCTCCAGTGATTAGCGAAGAAAGCCTGTACGACTATGCCAAAGCCACTTACTACCAGATCATTTCAGGCGATCTCATTCAGCAGCCATCCCTGCAAAAGATTCATAAGGACCGCATTTTGCGCTTTGATGGGATGTGGCTCCCCTATCGGATTCGACAAAGGAACTATGGATGGGGAATGAGTAGTGTTCAGCCAATCTACGATAGCTTTCGTCATTATTGGACTGGCGTTCATTCGTCATCCATGCTGTTGAGTGAGTTTGACATCTTTGTCCACAAGATTCGCAACTTGTCTCAAATGCTGGCCAATGGCAAGGAAAGCGACGTAAAGAACAGGCTCATTCTGAATGACATGAGCAAGAGCGTATATAGGGGATTTGCCATTGATGCTGAAAAGGAAGAACTTGAGTTCATTAGCAGGCAATTCTCTGGCATTGGAGAAGTGCTAGAGAAACTGCGCGTAGACATTATTGGCGCCTCGCAGATTCCGCACACCATCCTGTTTGGCGAAAGCCCTAGTGGTATTGGAGCCACTGGCCGCAGTGAGGAGCGAGATTTTGCAAAGCTCTTGGGGGACTATCAAAGCAGTCATTTCCGCCGCCCATTGAAAAAGCTGATGGAATACATCTTGCTGAGCAGGGAAGGTCCCACCAATGGGCAAATCCCTGATTCGTGGCGGATTAAGTTCAATGACCTGTTTGAGCTAAACGAAAGGGAAAAGGCTGACGTGAGGGCACGAGTGGCTGCCGTTGATGGCCGCTACATCCAACTGGGCGTATTGCATCCGAAGGAGGTGGCAGAGGCCCGTTATGGCGGCAGCGAATGGACAATGGAACTCACCCTCGATCCATCGCTTCCTCGTGAACTGCCCCAGCAGACGCAAAGCAAGCCGGTGCCGCCTGGTGGTCGTGACCCATTGAATGAAGAGAATGGCACTCTGCCCATGGATGGCAGCCGGGAGGTGCAGGACAGCGAGGCGGGCCTATTCTTGCCGCGAGATTTAGAAGAACAACGTGGAGACGTGAAATTCACTGACGAAAGCCTGCACAGCCAAGCCGTATCAGCAGCAAAAAGCAAGTTTAAGGTGTGGCCTTCAGCTTATGCCAGCGGCTACGTGGTACAGCAATACAAAGCTCTCTATAAGAAAAAACATGGTTCGCTCTCAGGCGCTTTTAAGGGAGACGATGGCGAAATCCATGCCGATGATCTTGACCAATGGTTCAAGGAGAAGTGGGTGAGGATTGGCAGCAATGGCGAAATCATGGGACCTTGTGGCGGTCGTGGTGAGGGAGAAGGCAAGCCCAAATGCTTGCCTAAAGCCAAGGCTGAGGCCATGAGCAAAGAAGAGCGGCAGACGATTGTTGCCCGTAAGCGCAAGGCCGACCCAGATCCTGAAAGGAAAGGGCCAGCACGAATGGTAAGCAGCAAAGTTGATGCCATTGACCCATTGAAAGTGGAGGGGACCATTGTTGGCGGCATTGACGAGGCGGCAATTATTGAAGAGGCTGACATTCGGGCAGCATTAGAGGAATGGAAACAAGAGGCGCCTGAGCGATACAAGACGCTGCTGGAAGCCACTGACCTTGACCCTCAACAGCAATGATGCACGAGCTATCTCCAGTCGCCCTACTGTCTGACTCCATTGCTCTTAGTGCAAGGCTGGACGAAGAATGGTCCTACGACCCTCGTACGGGCCGCTACAGGGCCGCCAATGGTCGCTTTTTGAGTGGTGCCACTGTTGAAGCCATTGTTGACGGAAGGATCAGTCGAACCAAAAGCGACTTGCGAGCCTTAACTGCTTCCTTGGCAGACGGCACCTTGAGCTTAGAGCAATGGCAAGTGCAAGTGCGGGCGGAAATCAAGCGGGCTCACATTCAGGCTGCCTTAGTGGGCAATGGAGGGCGGCAGGGAATGGATGCAGCGGCATGGGGACGTGTCGGCTGGCGACTAAGAGAGGA